AGATAATGTCTTGGAAAGAGGATTCTATTGCGAGAATGTCGTAATCTCCGCCAAGGGCTTTAATATCGTTGAGAGTGCTCATAAGGGCATCAATAACGGGGGTAGCGGGGTTGTATTTGGAATAAATCACATTCCCGTCCTCAACAAATATTTCAAGCACATCGCCCTCACGAAGATGGAGTCTTGCCCGAATTTCTTTCGGAATGACAACTCGCCCGAGATCATCAATCCTGCGAATAATCCCAGTCGCTTTCAAATTCAACCCTCCTTCTGGTTTTTCATCTCATAACCAGCCAGCATATCGTTCACGCCCTCGATCAGAGCGTCACACTTGTCGGCTTCGATCTTGGAAAAGCCCTCGGTCTTCATGGCGATGGTCTGCACGAACTGTTCCTGCTCTGCGTCAATATCCAAGAGCTTTTTCAGCAGACCTTTCAGCGTACTGACCTGTTCCTTGGTAGCCGCACCAGCAGGAGCGCCGGTCAGTTCCTTCTTGATCTCCTGACGCTGTGCGGCGGTCACAGGGAGCTTCTTGGTGACGGCAGGAGCGGGAGCGAGAGTCATGTCAAACTCGCCGCTGTCGATACTGTCATGCTCCACAATGTCAAGAACGAGCTGCCACAGGTAGCGGCGAATGTAGGTGATGGAGCTGCCGGTCGCCTGCATTTCGTTTGTGACCTGATTGCCAGCATTGGACACGATGGGGGCGATGGGGGTGTACGGTGCAACGAAGTCAATGAAGTCCTCACGGTCATTGACATTGTAGACACGAGCGGTCGCCTTGTCGCCGTACATGGACGGAACCATCATCAGACCGATTTCAAGGAAAATCTGCTCGGCCTTGGGAACAATGTCCGCCAGCTCGAAATACTTATATTCGAGCTTCATGTGCTTGCCGCTCTTGTCCACGCCAGCTTCGAGGAAGCGCACACGGGCAAGCTGCAACTTCTGGAACACATTCATGGTGGAATAATCCACCGCCGCAGTCTCAGCGGCTTTCTTGGTAGTAGCCATATTTATACCTCCAATATTTCTAATAATTTTTTCTTAATGGAATTGACTCTGCGGGTATTTCGCTTGGGCGGCTTCTCTCCGAGGAAATCTCGGACATAACGCCGTGCCAGCCGGATATACCAGTCACGGTCAACCACATCAATCGTCAGGTGATTGTCGTTGTCCACGACACATTTTGCGGGGAGTCCAGCAATTTTAACGGGATTGCCAGTACCGAGGTGGATTTTGTAGAGGGTTCCGCACCGATGATCTTCCGTAGCGTAGACTCGGTTGACCTTCTGTACGACCTCCATCTGACCGTCTATCTCATGGAGAGCGTCACCATACTTACTCCCGGCCTTGGCGACCAACTGGAAGTCCAGCAGGCGGTCACAACTCATGATGGTATCTTCGACCGGGATACCGTAGGCCAGATAATCCTTGACGGCCTTGGCAACCACGCAGGCGTTGTTGTTGATGTTGAACGCTCCTGCCGGGGCAATCCCACGAACGAGAACGCCGCCCTTGATTTTGGGGTCGCCCTCGAAGGGAACCTCGACATAATTGTTCACATCTTTCTGGCAGATCATCTTAATAAGGTCTTCCTCCAACTCGAAGCCGGTTCTGTCCTGCCACTCCTGCGTGATTTCCTGATACATAGGCACATCGCAGTCATCAAGGCTGACCATGATACCATCGGTGTTGAGCTGAATGATCTTCAAGGTTGGGCAGTCCTGAACAAGATGTTCCGCCATTTCAAGCAACTGCAACTGGCCTGAGATACAGACCGAGCGCCCCATGAGCGGGTCATACAGGTCGTTGTAGCGGTTCAACATAGCGCCGTAGGTGGTGTTCAGCACCAGCTTCAAGGCGTTTGCTGTAGCCTTATCACCAGCCCTCTTTGCCTTGACTCGCCGCTCAATGGTGGCGGCATACACATCGGGAGAGGGAATGTTTCGGCTACAATAACCGTTCAAGGTCATCTGGTGCGGGTAGTAACTTGCAACATCTTTGTTGCGGATAGAACGGGTTTCTGTAGCTTCCTCTCGGTAACACGGGATAGCCCCGTGAATACCGCCATAGGCGATGGTACAAGGACAACCGCCTACCATTAGATCGAGCTTTTCCTTAAACACCACTTCGTCAGGAATACTCTTGTCCTTCAACCGTTCAAAGAAGTCGAACACTTCCTGCGGAATATACTTGCGAAGCAGCTTCGGCGGATACTGATATTCCCGCTCGTCATAGTGTGGCTTTTGCTCTGCGTCAAGGTAAGCAGCGGTCAGCTTGGCATTGGTCATGTAGAGGGCTTTTGCAGGATACAGCCCCTTTTCACGACCCAGCGTGAGCTTACTGGACAGGTAGCCTTGCCGTAGATCGTCCAGCCTATCGGTTGCGTCAACATCGTGTCGGCAGTAGAAAGAAACCTCCTGCTTTTCTTCCTCGGTGAGAGGGCGGTCAATGTTAAACGGTACGGTGGTTTCTCGAATGTCCATTCCGAGGTGTGCTTCGATTGCTTTCAAGGACAACCCCATCTGGCAATCGTCCATCAGGTCATATTGATCGAAGAAAATCCCGCAGTCACGGAGAGGGGCGTACTCCCAGCCCTCGTGACCGCCAACGATAATAAAATCGTTGACCGCTTTGATTTCCTCCGGCGTGAAACCTGAGAGAACCGCTTTTAGAATGAATTGGTCATAGTGCTTATTGTTGAACCCTGCCAGCAGGGGTTCTTGGGTCATGAATTGTTCGACCGCTTCATTGTCATTCCAAATCTCGGTGTATTCCCCCGTGACCTTGTTTTTGAAAATAAAAAGCCAATCGTAGGCAAACACCTCGCAGTCGAAAATGAAAGGCTCAAGGTTCAAGGAACTTGCACCCCGCTTTCCGGTAGGTCGTACACCGCTTCTTGTAACTTCTCACGAGGTACTGGATACCATCGTCCACATAATCGTAGGCGATAGGTTCTCCCTTTCCCTCGAAGGTACGAGCGATACGACCAATGCTCTGAGTTATCACAGCGTAGTCCTTCTGCGGCGTAGTCAGGTACAAGCGGTCGAGCCGAGGAATATCCAAACCTTCCTTTGCCAGAGAGTAGGTGGCAAACAGATACCGCTTGCGTCCCTGCCGCATTTCCTCAATGGCCTGTTCCCGGAGAGCTTTCGCTTTCTTCGAGGTCATCTTTCCGTCAATCATGACGGCCTGCTCCCTTAACTGCCGTGGAAGGTGGTTCATTAGATATTCCAGATGATTCAGACGGTCGGAAAGAATGAGGTTGAAATGCTGATCGTTCAGCATGAGATCACCGACAATCTGACCGTTACGGCGAAAATCTTCGGTAAGATAATTCACCAGCTTGGCATAAATGATTGTGCCATCCGTATCAAGAAATTCACGGTCTAAACCGATGTGAGTAGCACGAGGCAGAACGCTGACGGTCATGATCTTGTCTCTCACCGCTGCGTCCGGCACTTGATATGCTATCCCGCCCAGCAAGGCGTAGGTGGCGGCAATCATGCCGTCTGCCCTGTGAACCGTAGCGGACAAGCCGTACTTATGTCGAGCTGCCAGAGCGTTCAATACCTTTGAGAACTGCGTCATAGCGGTTGGGGTTCCTGCTACACGGTGACACTCGTCCACAATGATACAATCCCAAACATCACGGTATTGACTCAGATCGAGATTACACATGGTCTGTACCGTTGCGAAGGTGATTGCTTTACCGATTTGAACCCTACCTTCGGTGATCGTACCAGTCAGAGAAGGACTCATGTACTGCTCCGCTCGGCTTTTGCTCTGTACGAGCAAATCCCGTGTATGGGTCAGCCAGAGTGTCCTTCGACCTGTATCTGCCGCAACAGCAATTCCGATCTGTGTCTTACCACACCCCGCAGGAGCTTGAAGGATACCGTAGTAGGCTGTTATCAGGGCTTCCTTGGCTTCCACTTGGTAGTCATAGAGCGGAATGGTGCAACCGAAGTCCACCTCGGTCGGCATGGGAAGATTGACCTTCATGTGGCAATCGTCCATCGCCAGCACATCGTTCAAGCACCCGTAGGGAAGAACCAGTGTGTCGCCGTCCCATTGGAACAGATACAACTTCTCAGGAGTATTGCCTGTCCAGAAACCCATACGTTTTTTCTTGATGTATTCGGGATTAGAAAGGATGAGCTGCTTTTTGCACCATGTAAGTAACTGCTCAGACGGATTTTCAATTCGGAGCTGGTTGTCAACAGTTACTTGCATAGACTCACCCACGCATCAAGGGAAACACACATCATGCGAATATCCCTTTCGTCGAGTTGCTTAACACCTTTCGCGGCCAAATTATTGAGCGTATAGAGCGAAATGAAGTATACATCTCCGTCTTTCAGCCTTAGCGCAAACCAGCCGGTGCCGTTACCTGTGGCCTCCCACAGCGTCATTGCGGATCGCTGATTTTCTTCGATTCGACTCAGGCGAAAAACATCATTCTCGCACACCTTGCAATCGATTGGATGTGTTTCTCGATTACGAGAGGCAAGCACATCAAACGGCTGGCCTTGTGCGTTTTGAGCGAGATTATGCGCCCAGAAACCTTTATTGGACAAATATTCACACAACGATTTTTCAAAACCGTTGCCGACTTTGCGGTTTGAGTTCATTTGAATCACTCCTTTACAAGTGAATGTTTCCGATATATAATCGGATTGAGCATTTTCGCTTGCCGTTGATGGAACTGGTACTTCCGTCAGCGGCTTTTTCTTTGCTTCGACTCCGAAAGACCGTACAGCTTACCGAACAAGCCAAAGCACACAAGGCTAACCGCCATGTGAATTGCGCCAACACCCAGCGTCATCATCTCTTTTTCGATAGAACCGACTACACCCAGAAGGTAGAAAAACGAGAGAAACGCGAGTGCTCCAAAAACCTTTTTCATGAAGTGACCTTCTTCCATATGTACTTCTTGCCGTATCGCTGTTCGTACCACTTTTCAAACTCGGCTCGGTGAGCTTCGTCCTTGAAATATTCTCGAACGCGCTGAGCGACCAGTAGGCTTAATGCGCTTGCCTGAGCCTGTTTTTCGGGGACGAAAACACTCATGATACGATTTTCGCCTCGTACTCGTTCAAAATATCGAGCGAGCGACGCAGGATTTCATCTGCTTTCGGGCCAATACGAGTGCCGGACAGCGTTGCCGACATTTCGAATTTGTCCGTAAGCAACCCCTCGTCCGACAGGCGATGAATAAGCCACGCATAGGTGAGCGTAAAGTGAGAAATCTTATCCCTAATCTGTTCCGCGTAGGAAGAACGATCTCTCATAGACAACGGACGGGAAGTCTCTGCCATCGTGCGACCTCCTTTCATTCGGATTGCAACTTTAGTTGTAAATAATCCTTGCAATCGGAGGTCGCCTATGCTACAATCAGTTTTGCGAACGACAATAGCATTGGCGATACCCCGATTATGAAGGAGCCGATTTCCTTTTGCGAGAAGGAAGTTGACCCCTCGGATTACTGTTGCCTTTATTAACTTTCGTTGTTGTAAGTTGAGTATAATCCCGTGGCCGGGATTTGTCAATAGGGCGATAGTGATTTTCTGAAAAAAAATCCCGATAGCGGGAACGGAGGAAAACACGATGACTTTCTATGAACGGCTGACCGAACTACGCAGAGAAAAGGGATTAACTCAGAAACAGATTGTTGATGAACTCGATCTCGGTAAAAATTCCTTCGGGGACTGGAAGAGAGGGGCTATCCCTGTCCGCTCCACTCAGCAACTTCTTGCCAAATATTTCGGGGTATCGGTTGACTACCTTATGGGAAAAACTAATAACCCCATTCCTAATACGGAAACGGTAGGCACCTACATTCCGTATGAGAAACAGGGTTTGCGTCCAGTCATCGGTTTAGCTTCGGCAGGAACAGGGGTGATTGCAGAAGAAATGATTGTTGGTTGGGAAACAGTTGATGACGAATACGATAACGACAACTGCTTTTGGCTCGAAGTATCTGGTAACAGCATGGCTCCAAAAATCGACAACGGAGATCGAGTGCTTATTCAGCGGGACGCCGAAATCGAGAGCGGCTGTATTGCCGTGGTCGTGGTGGACGGTACAGACGGGTTTTTAAAACAAGTCGAGTTCGGTGAGAACTCCACCTCGCTTCACTCGTTCAATCCGTATTATCCCGACATGGAGTTTGTAGATGCCGACCAGAAACGTTTGCACTTTGTCGGTCGCGTCCGGGAAATGAAGCGGAGGTTCTGATATGCGCCAGAAGTTTAATACCGACCTCTCCATGTTAACCCCGGAGGAACAGCAGCAGTTTCATGATGACCCTACCACCCTGACCAAAGGTGAAGTTGATGTTGCTTTGTACCTTCGGTTCAGTTCGGAACGGCAGAAAGAACAGTCCATTGAGGGTCAGCTTCGAGACTGTATTGCGTACTGTAAGCGCAAGAGCTTCCGCATTGTCGCCATTTATGTTGACCGTGCTACTACTGCTCGGAAAGATGTAGAGAAGCGAGTCCATTTTCAGGAGATGATTTCCGACAGCGCTCATCATCTCTGGAACTTCGTGGTCGTGTGGAAGCTCGACCGCTTTGCTAGAAATAGAGAAGACAGCGCCGTGTTCAAAATGCGGCTACGGAAGAATGGAGTTCGGGTCAAATCTGCAACCGAAACAATCTCTGATAACCCCGAAGGTATCATCTTAGAGTCTGTGCTCGAAGGTATTGCCGAATACTATTCGGCAGACCTCAGCCAGAAAATCACTCGTGGTCTGAGAGAGTCAGCCATGAAGGGTCATTCCGTTGGCGGTCACGTCCCGTTGGGCTACAAAATCGAAGATCATAGACTTGTAATAAATCCGGCAACCGCCCATATCGTACAAGAAGCGTTTCAACTTTACGCCAACGGCGAGAGCATGGCTGAGATTTGCCGTATCTTCAACAGTAAAGGCTACCGTACCGCCAAAAACTCGGAGTTTAACCGAAGCAGTTTTAAATCCATGTTCAAGAATGTGCGGTATATCGGGACATACATCTACAAAGACATAAAGAAAGAAAACGCCATTCCAGCCATCATCGACAAAGACCTCTTTGAAACGGTGCAACGGCGGCTTTCTTTGGCGGCTGACGCGCCCGCAAGGGGTAAAGCTAAGGTAGATTACCTCCTATCTGGAAAGCTGTTCTGCGGGCATTGTGGCGCCACTATGAACGGGGAAAGCGGTACGAGTAAAACCGGAGCTATCCACAACTACTATACCTGTTATTCTCGGAAGCGGCGAAAGGGCTGTAATAAGAAACCATTGAAAAAGGACTTTATTGAACGTGTTGTAGCCCAAGACGCCATGGCGCTACTCACCGACGATGTAATTGAAGAACTGGCTGACATGGCTATGTCACAGGCGGATAGGGACTTGAAAGAAAACACCCGCATTCCTGAACTATCTACCAGACTCACCGAGATCGAACAAGGTATCAACAACATCACTAAGGCCATTGAAAAAGGAATTGCGTCTGACACTCTCTTAAACCGCCTAACCGAATTGGAAAAGGAAAAGAAAGACCTGACCTCTCAGCTTCACGAAGAAGAAAAATATATCTGCCGAATTGATAGAGATCAGATAATATTTTGGCTAACGAAGTTCCAAGGCGGTAATATAGAAGACGAGGATTGCAGGCGGCGTGTCATCGATCTTCTGGTAAATTCCGTGACGGTATGGGACGAACCTGACGGATATAAAATCACCACTGCATACAACCTCACTTCCTGCAAAACCAAGACTTTCCGGGTCAGCAACAACGCTGACTCTCCTTCTGGCGAGGGGTTCGGATTTGGGGAGCTATCGTCCACCATTGCAGAGCCAGACGAACCGGCATGGTTCGTCTGGCTTTTTTATGCTCGAAGATCTGCACGGTCAGCGGTATTTTCGCGCTGCCCTATCCGGTGCCACACCGCCCGGCGGGCTTTTTCACGCAAGCCGAAACCAAGCTGCGTATTTTCCGTCTGAATGTGCAAGACGCTGTACCTGGGAGCGGCGGCAAGAATTAAGACTAATTCAGGTATCATTGGCTGTTTTTTTCTGCACAACCCTGCTATAATGTTTCCACACAACAATGCGTCTTTAGGAGAACAGAGCAAATGGCAAGCACAGAACCATCAATGACCGAACAGCATACATGCAGCGCGGCGGCTCTGCCGGAGAGAGCCTTTCTTCCGGCCGGACCGCAGTGTCCCGGACGCCATCCGGAAAGCGGCGCCGCAGGATCTGCAGGCGCTCTTTTCTGCGCCCGTGCGCTTGGGACACAAGCTGCCGCGGTGTGTAAATACGCGCAGGAGGGCTGCTGATATGGAGCTTTCTTCGTTGTTCCTCGCAGGAAAAGGGAGCGCCCTGACCTCCTTCTTCTCGACAGCATTTCTCGTCGTGTTCCTGCCGTTTTGTCTCGTGGTGTACAGTCTCATGCCGCGGCGCGGGAAAAAATACTTCCTGCTCGCCGCCGACTGCGCCTTTTTCTGGCTGATCAGCGGCAAGCTGCTCGTATACCTGCTTCTGACGGCGCTTTCGATGCACTACTTCGGACTGTGGCTGGACAAAATACAGTCGGAGACGAAGCTTCTGCTCGCGCAGACGGAAAAAGCCGAGCGCAAGACCGTGCGCAAGCGGCAGCAGGCCGTGCAGCACCGGATCCTTTTGCTGGCCGTCATTTTGCACATCGGCGTCCTGTTCGCGCTCAAATATTCCGGCTTTGCCGCGACGAATGTCAACACGCTCCTGGCGCACCTGCACATTCCTGTGCAGCTGGCGATCCCGAAGTATGTGATGCCGATCGGTATCTCCTTTTTCACGCTGCAGGCGCTGTCCTACATCGTGGACGTGCAGCGCGGCGTCACAAAAGCGGACACGAATCTGCTGCGTCTGACGCTGTTCATCAGCTTCTTCCCGCAGATCGTGGAAGGGCCGATCTGCCGCTACGACCAGACCGCGCAGCAGCTCTGGGATGCAAAGCCCATCACCTACGAGAACCTGACGCTCGGTCTGCAGCGCATTGCCTACGGCATGATGAAAAAGGTCATCATCGCCGACCGGCTCAACCCGCTCGTGAGGAATGTCTTTAATAACTACACCGACTTTGACGGCGGCGTGATCGCACTGGCCGCCGTGTGCTACACCGTGCAGCTGTACATGGACTTTTCGGGCTCGATGGACGCCGTCACCGGCACGGCGCAGATCCTCGGCGTCACAATGCCGGAAAACTTCCGACAACCGTTTTTCTCCAAGACGATCTCGGAATTCTGGAAGCGCTGGCACATCACGCTCGGCACCTGGTTCAAGGACTATGTGTTCTACCCGGTCGTCACGCTCAAACCGCTGGAAAAGCTCACTTCCGCCGCCCGCAAACGCCTCGGCAACCACTACGGTCCGCTGCTGGCGAGCGCCGTCGCGCTCTTTTGCGTGTGGTTCTGTAACGGTCTCTGGCACGGTGCCGCGTGGAGCTATCTCTTTTTCGGCATGTACCACTTCGTGCTGATCCTCGGCGGCAACATCATCGCCCCGCCGGTGCGGGCCGTCAACGCACGACTGCACATCCGCGCCGAGAGCTTCCCGTACCGTCTGCTGCAGATGCTGCGCACGACGGTGCTGGTCATCATCGGCGAGCTGTTTTTCCGTGCAAACGGCCTGCGCGCAGGTATGCAGATGTTCCGCACCATGGTCACCGGATTTGCATTCCCCGTCTTTGACGATGCGCTCTTCAAGGCGCTCGGTATTGACAAGTTTGACCTCATGATCGTTGCTGTGACGCTGCTGATCGTGTTCGTCGTGAGCGTGATCAACGAAAAAGACAAGTCCGTGCGCACGCTGCTGGCACAGCGCCCTGCTGCGGTACGCTGGACGGTCTTCTACGCGCTCATTTTGTTCATCATCGTTTTCGGAGCATACGGAAAGGGCTACATTCCCGTCGACCCCATGTATGCAAACTTTTAGGAGGCACGCATGTCCCGTTTTCTCAAACATACGCTCAGATGCGTCGTTTTTCTCGCTGTGCTGGCGCTTTTGCTGACCGGTGTGTCGCAGCTGGTGCGGCCAAAAAACAACACCAGCAGCGACGGCATCCATGACCCCGCGGCCAACGGCATCCTCGGAGAACCGGACAACACGATCGACCTGCTCATCCTTGGTGACAGCGAGAGCTATTCCGCCTTCATCCCGATGCAGCTGTGGCAGCAATACGGTTACACGGCCTACTGCTGCGGCACATCCAGACAGACACTGTACTATTCGGAAGCGTTCTTGCACAAAGCCTTCCAGAAGCAGTCGCCCAAGCTTGTGATCCTGGAGACCGATGTGATCTACATCGACTTTTCGTACGGCAGCATGCTGCTGCAGGAGGCCGGCGACCTCTTCCCTGTGTTTTCCTACCACGACCGGTGGAAATCTCTGAAGGCAAATGACTGGCGTATGACCGTCAATTACACCCACACCGAAAATGCCAAAGGGTATCAGCTGCGCTGCAACGCCGCTCCGGCGGACGCCAGCAATTATATGACGCCATCGGATGCCTACGCTCCCATCCCGAAGCGAAACCGCGCCTATGTTGAGCGCATCAAGGCCTTCTGTGACGAAAACGGCGCGCAGCTGCTGCTCGTCAGTGCGCCCAGCACGCTCAACTGGAACATGGCGCGTCACAACAGCACGCAGGCGTTTGCCGATGCGCTGGGCATCGGCTTCCTCGATCTCAACACCGCACACGAACAGGTTGCGATCGACTGGAACACGGACACCCGCGACAAGGGTGACCACCTGAATTATTTCGGTGCGCAGAAGGCCACGAACGTGCTCGGCGCGTATCTTGCCGATACCGGTCTGCTCCCGAGCCATAAGGATGACCCGGCCTACGCCGACTGGAACACGCAGTCGGATGCCTTCAGCCGGACGGTCACCGATGCGCTCGCAAAAACGTAACGACACCTCCGTTTCAGACAGAAAAAACCTGCGGTTTCCGAGGAAACCGCAGGTTTTTCTTTTTTTGCTGCGCCTTACGCGCCGCCGTTTGTTCCGGAGAAGGTGCAGAACTTTCCCTCACGCGCGTATCTGCGCAGGACATCGGCCATGGCCGCAAGGTCGGCGGGCTTAGTCGCCAGAAGCTCATGCCGGGTCTTGGCCAGCTCCTCCGGCGTCACGCCCTTGAGCGCGCGCACACACTGGCTCTCGCACACACCGGCGGGATCGAGCAAGGGATCGGTCGTATTGACCGCGCCGATGATAATGTCGTCGAGCGGCATGCCCTGCGCCGCGAAATTCTCGATGAAATCGGCAACCGCAGAAAACACCGCGCGCGTATTGTCGAGGTTCGGGTCACGATAGGAGTAGCAGAAGATGTCGCCGCTGCGGCGCACGTTCATGCCCGTGCCGTAAGCCCCGCCCTGCACGCGCACCATGTTCCACAGATAGCCATAGCTCACGAGCGAGGACAGCACCGGACACGCGCCGGAATAGCTGCTGCCGAGGGCGTAGAGGTTGTGTCCCAGCGCGCAGAAGCC